ACGTGATGGAGGAGTTGCTGGATGCAATCAACATCATCGACCTAGCGGCAGAACGTATGGCGGCAGAGCCAGAGTGCGCCAGCAGTGTGAGGTCACTGCGTTTGTCGGTGCAGTTGCTCATCGGGTCGGTGCGGGATACGGACAAGCTTTTGCCCGACAGGCTGTGCAGCGATGAGCAGGGGGGCGAAAGAATTTGGTGGAGCGAGCAGGTGCGTTACAAGGTGTGCGATGAGTGCGGCGAAACACCTGCAAGGTGTGGGTGCGAGGAGGCTGGCGACGATGGCGATTAAGTCGGAGCTGTGGTATTTCGTCGTGTGCGACCGGTGCGGACAGCGGCACGGTGATGGCGTGTGGATCAGCGAGGACGATGCACGGGCGGCAGTACACAGCGATACGGACTGGCGAGTAGGCGAAGGGGACGTGTGCCTGGACTGCCGGATTGACGAGGCGAACGAGGAGGCGGGCGATGATGCAAATGATCGGCCCTAACGACCGGATGTGCCCCTCATGCGGGGCTGACACACTGCGTCATGATCCATACGGCACGGAGTACCTGGGTCCGCATACCGAGGAGATGTGCCTCCGAAGGCAACTCGCTAAGGCCAGGGAGGAAGTCGCCTTGTTGAGGAGGGAGTACGCCGTCAAACACGCCGAAAACGAAGAGCACAAGAGGATGCTGAGCAGCGCTTACGTCCGCATAGCGACACTGGAGGCCGAAGCCAATGAGTGAGCTTACATCGCAACTGCGCCACGTGCTAGGGCGGCACAACGATGATGCGGTACCGGTAGTGGTGTTGGTGCAGGGCCTGGTGGAGCGCGTGGCAGAGCACGAAAATGACCTTGCCGAAGCCGCAGGAGCATTGATGGTGCCAATGCCGGAGCCGGGAACCGATATGGCGCGGGTCATGAAGGCGAATGCGCTGATCCGCGGTGAGAGGGATGGGGCCAATAAGCGAACAACCGAGCTTGAAGGCAAGATCAAGCGCCAACGCGAGGCACTGAGTGCGCTAAACGAAGCCCAGGCCCGCATAACGTCGCAACTGGACCTGGAGGCCGCACGGCGAGCGGCAGAGATGGTGCAGACCCTGCAACATGAGCCTGGCAGGGCGGCGGTAGAACTGGCAGTTGCCAACAGGCGCATAGCCGAGCTGGAGGCCCTACTCGCCGACCACGGCCCCGAGGGACGAAACGTGACGAACGCTCAATATGTAGCATTGCGGGAGCGCTTGACCAAGCACGAAGCCGCTGCCGCCGCCGCTAGGGACGTGCTCCGCGACCTAGGGGGACGCAGTATACCGGCGAGGCTGCGGCACGTGCAGGCACTGCGTGATGCGATGATGGCGCTGGAGGGGGATGGCGATGAGTTGGCGTGAGTGGGTGGATGGCTTGGAATACCGCACCCGGACGGCTATCACGATGACAAAAGGTGCCGAGCATTCGAAGACAGAGGAACTAAGGCTCATCGAGGGCTACAAACTGATGTCCGAGACGTTGGAGCGTGTCGAATGGAGTGGTAGGAACAAATTTGAAGATTTTGTTTGCCCATCGTGCGGGGCGACCGAGGATAGCGGGGCTCATGAGGACGATTGCCCCCTCGGGCGGGCCCTGGACCACCTGCGGGGTGATGGGACGTGATCACGACCTACATGCGGGGCCACTTGATCTACTACGACGGCAAACAATGGCGTTACGCCGACACCAATGAGCCAGCAACTGACGACCGTGCTTGTTCGAAGTGCGACGAGGGTCCGACGCCGGAGGGATACGATGCTTGCCTGGGGCAAATACCGGGCGCTACGGCGGCATGTTGCGGTCATGGTGTGATGGAACCGTATGTGCAGATGCGAGGTGTTGGGCGTGACTAGCTTCGGCCTCTACCTGCTCCGCTGGCAACTGTCCACACCGATACTAGCCCTTTGCGTGGCACTCCTGCCCTGGGGGTCGGTGGCGAAGACGGCGATGGCGAACCTGATTGGCGGGGCGTTGTTTTACTACGTGGACAGGTGGATATTTCGGCGTAAGGGGGAGTCGGGGTGAGGGTATTAGGCATCGACGCAGGGTTTGCCGCTATGGGCCTCGTCGTGGCGCAAGACGGGCGGGTCATCCACTACGACACCTGCCGTACCGAGCGCACTGCCAAGAAACGCGGCATACGTGTAGCCGACGACGATGCGGAACGCTCGCAAGAGCTTGCCCGATTTTTGCATGACGCAATCGACGAGTGGAGGCCTGCCGGGGCCATTGTCGAGCTACCGACTGGCGGGGCGCAGGGCGCAAGGGCGAACCGGAGTATGGGCATGGCGACGGGAATTGTCGTGACGGTGCTGGAACTATCACGCCTACCTGCCGAGTGGGTGACGCCAGACGACGTTAAGCGGGCGGCTACGGGGCGCAGGAATGCATCTAAGGCCGATGTGCAGGCGGCGGTGCGGCGGCACTTCGAATGGGCAGATTGGCCCCGCTACAAGTGGCAGCAAGAGCACATGGCAGATGCGGCGGGCGCTATCATGGCCGCAGAGGGCGGCACGTTGTTGAGGGCGCTAGAGCGTGTAGCAGAGGAGGTGGCGGGGTGAGTCTAGGATGGGCGTTGTATCATGTGCTGCTTGTCATCGGTGCGTATTTTTTCGGCAAGGCGGCGGCTAATGAGTTGCGGGCTAGCAGGGGGCCGACGAGGCGCACCGGATCCAGCGGCGCAATTCGACTTGAGTCGGCGGGACACTCCGGCAACTGCCCGACATTTTACGTTGCTGAGGGTAACGCACACCCGTTTATGTACTGCCCGTATTGCGGCGTCTTTATGTGGCGAGAGGGTGTAGAGGCCGCAGAGGAGGTGGCGGGGTGAGGCGTGCATGGTCGGATGCGCGGTTGCGCTTTGTGCGGTGGCGGGCCAGGCGGCTGATTGCCAGGGACAGGTTCACAGATGCGGCCCGCCTGCTTGGACGGGAGTACGAGAGGCGTTGCGGCACTGTAGGTGGCCTGCTTGGGCGGGCGGCGGCAATGGATATGCAGATGCGGGCGTGGCTTAGTGAGTTGGCAAGCACCGATGAGGGGGTGGCGGGGTGATGTACGTGACGGGGAGCGTGTTGGCGGCAATTCTGGCCCTGAAGGGGCTACGCTCCGTTGATCGGTGGCTGATCCGGAAGACCGAGCACAGAGCGTGGCGGCACGCATGGAGGGATGCCATCGTATATGCCGCTGTGGCACTGTGGATAGTGTTTGCGTTGATTGGCATGAGGTAACAACCAGAGGAGGTGGCGGGGTGAATAAAACGGGCTGGGATCACCTCTCGACGCTCATGGTCGGCATTGCAGCCGGGGTACTTATGGGCGCGGGATTGGTTATCTGGATCATGGCATGAGGTAGCAACTAGGGGAGGGCTTTGTTTGGAGGCGATGGCGATGATCGAGCAGATGACTGACAAGGTACCGGATCACGTGCTTGAATTCGTGGAGAAGGAGCTGTACGACTACCCGATCAACCGCGAAACCGTGATGGAGTACCTACGTCGCCGTGGCGATGTGCTTGCCCAAGGGAGGCAGGCACCGGATGGGGATGGTCGGCGTGAGGGCGGGCCGCCGTCTGACCCGACCCACGCATCGGCGGTTCGCCTCCTGGCGCTGGAACGCAGTGCCGAAAGGGCTAGGTTCTACGTGGAGGCTATTGACTCGACGATGAGGGTGCTCAACGAGGAGGAACGGCGCATGGTAAAGCGGCGGTACTTCGACCGGGACATCACAAATGCAGGGCTGGCCCATGAGCTAAACATGAGTGAGCGGCAATTTTACCGCATGCGCTACGAGGTTGTACGCAAGTTCGCCATGAGGATGACGCTCATATAGGCATCTTGGCAGAGATCAGGCAGGAATCTGGCAGTTTTACGCCGTTATAGCGTGTTAGCATGGTATCAGCGGATGGTCTGGAGATTCCGGGGCCGTCCGTATACACCAATCCGGCTGCACTCCTGCCTCGCGCAGACCTCCTTGATGATGCGCCGCTCTGTACCCGCAGGGCGGCGCTTCGCCTTGCACATATGCTTATAATTTTCCCGGCAATGCGCGCCCCATACTCTACGAACGGCCGGAGGCCCTGGCAAACCGTTAAGCCCCAGGCTTAGTCCTGGCGGCGTGGTGCGTTGGGGCCTGTTCGCGCGCCATAACAACGCAAACGAGGTGACAGCATGGCACGACCGAGCAAGGGCACACCGATAGGCGACGCAGAGCGGCAACAGATCCTGGAGGCCCTACGTGGCGGCAAGTCGCGCTATGCTGTCGCCAAGGAGTTTCGCAGGGCACGTGAGACAGTCGCCAAGATCGCCCGCGAGGCGGGTATGACTGCCGACACGACGAGTACCGAGGCGGCGACTAGGGCGCGGTCGCGGTATGCGGCGGCGCAACGTGTGGAGCTAATTAACAAGTTTTTTGAGCGCATCGAACAGCGCATCGACAGCCTGCCAGATGATGCGGTGCAGGCGGCAAGGGCCATTCGTGACCTGTCAACGTCGCTAGGCATCGCCATCGACAAACGCAGGCTAGAGGACGGCGACTCCACCGGACGTGTTGACGTTAGCCCGTATCTGGATGCGCTCAAGGACTCCGCAGAGGATGTCTGGAGCGACGATACATGAGAGGGCCTGCGGCGTTTCGCTTCCAGCCGTTCAGCCGCAAACAAAAACAGGTGCTCACGTGGTGGTTGGAGCCGAGTCCATACCGGGACCATGACATGATTATTGCCGACGGTTCGATCCGTAGCGGCAAAACGATTGCCATGATCGACGGATTCATCACGTGGTCAATGGCGACGTTCGAGGGTGAGAGCTTCATCCTGGCGGGGCGCTCGATGGGTGCACTCAAACGCAACGTGCTTCGCCCCATGTTCCAGATCCTGACGGCTAAGGGAATTGAGTACCGATACCACCGCTCGGAGCACTACATCCAGATTGGCTCCAACACGTATTACTGCTTCGGGGCCAGCAACGAGGCGTCGCAGGACGTGCTGCAGGGCCTCACGGCCGCCGGGGCATACGCCGACGAAGCGGCACTGTTCCCCGAATCGTTCGTTGAGCAGATGATCGGACGTTGCTCGGTCGAGCGGTCGAAAGTGTGGCTCAACTGCAACCCGGAAGGGCCGTTTCACTACCTCAAAACGGATTACATCGACCAGGCGGACGATAAAAAGATTCTTCGCCTGCACTTTGACCTCGACGACAACCTGACGCTGTCGGAGGCCGTTAAAGAGCGATACCGACGCATGTTCAGCGGCGTGTTCTATCAGCGCTACGTTTTGGGCCAGTGGGTGCAGGCTGAGGGCGTCATATACGACATGTTCGACGCCGACAGGCACGTTGTGGACATCCTGCCGCGTATGCGCCGCCACTGGGTCGGCGTTGACTACGGCACCACGAACCCCACGGCGTTTGTGCTCGTTGGCGAGGGCATCGACGGTCGCCTGTACGTGTGCAACGAGTGGCGATGGGACAGCGCAGAGCGTGGCAGGCAGATGACCGACGCACAGTTGAGCGCAGAGTTCCGTCGCTGGATCGGCAACATTCAGCCCGAGCGCATCTTCGTGGACCCTTCGGCAGCATCGTTCTCCCTGCAACTATGGCAGGACGGCGTTAGGCGGGTCACTCATGCCGACAATGCCGTGTTAGACGGCATACGTGACGTTAGCTCGCTACTCGGCGCGGACATGCTCAAGATTCACCGCTCGTGCAAGGGGCTAATCAAAGAAAAAACGTCCTACTCGTGGGACCCGAAGGCACAGCAACGGGGCGAGGACAAGCCCCTCAAAGAGCACGACCACTCATGTGACGCAGAGCGGTACGTGATACACAGCATCCGCAACGTCTGGCGGCGTTGGGTACGACAGGAGGCGGCATAATTGGCATTACCGAATGACCCTAGCATGACATGGCCTCCCGGCGAGTGGGGGCCAGTGTACGACCTGTACCAAGAGCACGCGGCGTGGTATTCGGGCTCGCCCGAGCGCTTGTCTGACGTGTACTCTGCCCGCGCCTACACACCGACGCCGCGTGGCAGGTTTTGGGCGACCGACATACAAAAAGAGCGCCGCACGATGCTACATATCCCCGTGGCGGGCGATATAGCGGCAACGAGTGCGGATCTACTGTTCTCGGAGCCGCCGAAGTTCTTCATCCCCGAGGGCGATGCTGGCGAACGGGATGCAATCGAAGCGCAAGGGCGTTTAGAGGCGCTGGTTGACGAGGGTGGCCTGCTTAACCGGCTCGTGGAGGGCGCAGAGACTGCGGCGGCAATGGGCGGCGTGTTTATCGGCCCCGTGTGGGATGACTCCGTTGCCGACTACCCCATCCTGCGTGTCGTGCAGGCCGATGCAGCGGTGCCCGAGTTTCGCTGGGGCATTCTGCAGGCGGTCACACTATGGCGCGTTGTGGAGGATGACGGCGAGGTGGTTTGGCGGCACCTAGAGCGCCACGAACCCGGCGTCATCTTGCATGGCCTGTATGTGGGCGATGCGACGACCCTGGGCAGGCGTGTTGACCTCAACTCCCACGCCGAGACGCAGGGGTTGCAAGATTCGGTCGAGCTACCGCCTAGCATGGCAAACACGCTGGCGATCCGCTACGTGCCCAACATGCGCCCGAATCGGCGCTTTCGCGGGCAGGCAATAGGCCAGTCGGACTACAGCGGAGCCGAGGGCATGATGGACGCGCTAGACGAGGTGTGGACATCGTGGCTGCGCGACATTCGGCTCGGCAGGGCTAGGCTCATCGTGCCCGAGGAGTACCTGCAACGTAGCGGCGACGATTTTGCGTTCGACATTGACCAGGAGATCTGGTCGCCCCTCGATATGGCACCTACAGACGGACAGGGCATCACCGAGTCACAGTTTACCATCCGCACGGAGGAGCACGCCAAGACGGCGGCTGACCTGCTGGAACGCATTGTAGCGGCGGCGGGGTACAGCCCGCAATCTTTTGGCCTGCAGATCATGGGCAGGGCCGAATCGGGCGTGGCGCTACGGATTCGGGAGCGCAAGAGTCTGACGACGAAACAGAAAAAAGAACGATTCTGGTCGAGCAACCTGAACGACGTACTGGAACAAATGCTCATCATCGACCGGGAGGTGTTCGGCAGGCCGACGCCCCTCTATCGGCCGCGTGTGCAGTTTGAGGACAGCATCACGCCCGACCCGCGAGAGGTGGCGGAGTCCGTCGAGCTGGTGGCCCGGGCCAAGGCGGCCAGTGTTGAGACGCGGGTCCGCATGTTGCACCCGGACTGGTCACGCGAAGAAGTTGAGGCCGAGGTGGAAAGCATCCTGGCCGAAGAGGGAATGCGGGTGCCAGATATGTTCCAGGTCGGCATGCCGTGATGGGTGGTGATGTAGTTGCCCATATCGCCCGCAGACGGCGAACGTGAGGCGCAGGCCATTAGGCGCATCTACGCCGATGCAGAGCGCACCATCGTTGCCAAGGTGTCGAGGCGCATCGAACGCGGCATTGACCGCGAGGGATGGGCCGAGGCGAAGTTGGCAGAGTTACGGCATGTGCGGCGTGACGTAGAGCGTGAGATTCGCCAGTTAAGACACTCCGATGGCGAGGTTGAACGCATCATCACATCGGCCTATAAGAGCGGGTCGGATAGTGCCGTTGAAGATTTACGCAAGGCTGACTCCCCTGGCACCATCCGCACAGCGTGGACGGCGACGAACAGGCAGGCCGTGGAACGACTCGCACAGGCGACAGTCGGCAACCTCAACGCGGCACATTTTCGCATCCTGCGTGTTGCCGAGGACGCATACCGGCGCGTGATTGCAGAGGCATCCGTTCCGCAGGTGCTGACAGGCGTTATGACACGCAGGGAGGCCGCGCAACGGGCGTTGAACCGCTTTGCCGACCTCGGCATCACCGGCTATGTAGATCGGGCTGGCCGTTCGTGGGACATCGCCTCATACAGCGAGATGGCGACACGCACCGGGGCAGGCCAAGCTGCAGTGCAGGGGCACATCGACAGGCTTGTGGACAACGGCAAAGACCTGGTGATTGTGAGCGATTCGCCCGACGAATGCGATTTGTGCAGACCCTGGGAAGGCAGGGTCTTGTCGCTGACAGGCCAAACGCCGGGGCATCCGGCCGTTGATGAGGCTAGGGCGGCAGGCTTGTTCCATCCGAACTGCACTCACCGACTCGGGGCATTCATCCCCGGCTTAACGCGTCCTATGAGCCGTACGGCATCGCCAGAACGCTACGAAGACAGGCAAAGACAACGGCAGATAGAGCGCAAGATCCGCAAGTGGAAATTGCGTGAGGTTGCCGCCATAACGGACGACGACAAGAGATTTGCGAGGGCCAAGGTCGCAGAGTGGCAGGCAGAAATGCGCGGATTCATCGGCAGCACAGGGCGGATTAGGACTAGGGCTCGGGAGCAGGTGGGGAAAGCGAGGTGAGGTGTTCGCTGGCTATGCGGATCACTTTCGCCAGCCGCTTCGGATCGGGTGCAGTGCCCGGCTCGATAGGCACAGCACCGACAAGCTCGCCGTTTAGCACGTAGGCGAGCCATTCTTCGCCGTCCACGGTGAGGGTGAAGTGGTCGAGGTCAAGGCGCATTGTCGCCTCGATCGGTTTTCGTGGCCTGCCGAATTGGCCGCGGACGAGATTGCCCATAACTCCAGTTTATCACGTTAGCCACTCCGTAGGGGTGGTTTTTGCATGTCCGGGAGGTGCGGTGTTGATAAGGTATCGCAAAAAACCTGTTGTGATTGAGGCAATGCAGTTCACCGACGAGAACAAGGATCGCGTATTCAACTGGGTTTCGACAGGGAACCGATCAGCCGATTTTGACAACGCCGGGAACCCAGTTCTCAAAATACAGACCCTGGAGGGCGTCATGACGGCCAGCCTCGGCGATTACATCATCAAGGGCGTCAAGGGTGAGTTCTACCCCTGCAAACCCGACATTTTCGAGGCCACATATGAACCTGTAGAGGATTAGCCCTATGTCCAACACGCGTGACCGACGTTAAAAGCTGCGCGGACATGGCCGACGGGTCTTAAAAGCGGGAGGTAATCAGCATGGACATTGACCTCATTCCGATCAATCTGCAACTTTTCGCCGATGGCGGCGAGCCCGACGCCGGGGATAACACAGGCGGCACGCAAGAACCCGACACCGGGGGCGACGGTGGCGACGGTACACAAGACAACGGCAAGGCGTTTACGCAAGCGGACATCGACCGCATCCTGCAACAACGACTCGCCAGAGAGCGCAAGCAGTGGGAAACGCAGATGGAAGAGGAGCGCAAAAAGGCGCAGATGAGCGTCGAGGAGCGCCTGAAGGCCGAGAAAGAAGAGGCCGAAGCCAGAGCACAGGAGGCGCATAACACGGCGAATCAGCGCCTCATTAGCGCAGAAGCGAAAGTACAGGCCGTTGCGTTGGGCGTTAAGCCAGAGCGCGTAGAGTACGCCCTGCGACTCGCCGACCTGTCTGACGTGGACATGGACGATGACGGCAATCCCGACGCGGCGGCAATCAAAGCGGCACTCGATGTAGTGCTGAATGATCTGCCTGAGCTAAAGGGCACGACCAACCCAGGTCGCAGCGGCAGTGAGTTCCACGGTGGCGGCCAAGACGAGCGCAACCCGTGGGGCAAAGAGCACTTCAATCTCACCGAGCAGGGGCGCATCATGCGGGCTGACCCCGAACGGGCGAAGCGTTTGCAGGCGACCGCTCGGAAATGACAGGAGCGATTAGAAGATGGCAGTAACTCGTATTGCAGATGTAATCATTCCAGAGGTATTCGATCCGTATGTTATCCAGCGGTCGATGGAGCTTTCGGCCCTGTTTTCCTCCGGGATTGTGGAGAATACGTCGGATTTTGACGCACTGGCGAATTCCGGCGGCAAGCTGATCCACATGCCCTACTGGAACGACCTCGTGGGCGAGGCGCAGGTGTTGAGTGATTCGATCCCGCTTGACACCAAGAAAATCACGTCTAGCAAAGATGTGGCTCGGTTGCACGCACGCGGTGACGCATGGGCAGTCAACGACCTGGCACACCTGCTCGCAGGAGATGACCCGATGCGCGCCATCGGTGATCTAGTGGCGGCGTACTGGGCACGTGAGTTTCAGCGCGCCCTGCTTGCCGAACTTGAGGGTGTGTTTGCCTCCAGCACAATGGCAGACAACCTCCTTGACATCACGGGCGAGACGGGCGACGCGGCAACGATTAACGGCAACACGTTTATCGACGCGACGCAGTTGCTCGGTGACGCCAAGGGGCAGTTGACAGGTGTCCTCATGCACTCCGCGACCGAGGCGTATCTCGCAAAGCAACAACTCATTGAGTACGTGCAGGAGGCCGGGGAAAGCGACCGTGTGCCGATGTACATGGGCAAGCGCGTGGTGGTCGATGACGGCATCCCGTTCGACACCGCCTCCAGCGAAACGACCACCTACCTGTTCGGTCCCGGTGCGATCGGTTTCGGCAACGGTGATGGTCTGGGGGCAACACCTACCACGGAGGTTGACCACGACTCGTTGGCAGGCGACGACATCCTGATCAACCGCCGAGTCTTCATCCTGCACCCGCGGGGTATCCGGTGGACCGAGGGGAGCGTTTCGGGCGACTTCCCGACGAACTCCGAGCTCGCAGATGGAGACAACTGGGAACGTGTGTACGAGCCCAAGGCGATTCGCGTCGTTGCATTTAAACACAAGGTGGCTGATCGCGAGGCCGGCGGAGTAGAGGGATAAGGACAGGGGGGCTTCGGCCCTCCTGCCCATTTTGATGAGAGGTGGTTACATGAGCCTCACAGGATTTAATCGCAGGCGTCGGCTTGCGGCACGTAGGGCGGCAGAGGCGCATCCCCGACAGACCGGGGCAATCACGAAGCAACCGAAGCGCAACGACAAAAAGCGCGGCGCATCGAAGGCAACGGGCAAAGGTGGAGATGCCTCGTGAGCCGCAACGGCATGTTGAAGTTTTTGGATGCAAACGGAAACCCGGTGTACGTATCGCCAGACAATCCGTTGCCTATTGCGGGAGGCGGTGCCGGAGGTGACGGCATGGAGTTTTTGAGTGGCACGAGTGACCCGACGCCAGACATCGGCGACGACGGAGATGTATTCCTGAACACGTCGAGCGGCGACCTGTTTAAACGAGAGGGCGGGTCATGGAGCCTGCTTATGAATCTCGTTGGGCCACAGGGGCCACAAGGCCCGCAAGGCCCGGAAGGCCCACAAGGGGCACAAGGGCCTGACGGATCTGATGGAGCAGATGGCAGAGGCGTTGCGGACATCACTTTCGACGGAGATACTAACGAATTGGTGTTTGCGATGACGGACACGACGGAGATTCGCATACCCTGGCCGTCTCCCTAAGCGAGGCGATTCCGTCGGGCAGGTTCGGGCGGGAGGCCTCAATGTGGTCATTGTACCGACGACAACCAGAGGATTCGGAATCCGCATTCTCAGCCGTGGTGGCGGCACCGGATCCATCCGTTTGTCAGGGGTGGCTAGCTCGCTGACGATTGTAGAAATTTAGGGAGGTGTAGCCGATGGCATACGCAACGGAGGCCGAGTTAGCGGCATACCTGGGCATTAGCGAAGACGACCTGCCCGACGAAAGTGAACGCCTATTGGATCGGGCCTCCGAGCTTATCGACGAGGCTACGCGGGGCCGTGCAACGGGCGAAGCGGCCAGCAAGGCAACGTGCGCCCAGGTCGAGTTCTGGTTAGAGGTTGACGAGGAGCACGACATCGAGGGACCTATCCAGGGCGTCATCATCGGCAGGTTGCAAATCCAGTACGGTGCAGGCCCGAACCGCATAGCACCCACCTACCTAGCACCAAGGGCACGGCGCTACCTGCGTAACGCTGGCCTGCTATATGCGGCGGTGGGCATGCAATGAGGATAAGGCGCTCCCTGCTACGCGAGAAGGCCACGGTTGAACGCTACATCGGCACCGGGTTCGGCGGTGTGGTTGAGTATGACCCGCCCACCGAGGAGAGGTGCCACATCGAACCGGGACAACGAGTTGTCACCGACCGAGCAGGGCAGGAGGTCGTCGCAGAAGCGACGGCCTTTTTTCTTCCCCACGTTGACCTGCCGCCACAAAGCCGCGTGACGTGGGCTGGCAGGCGGTTTGAGGTCATCGAGTCCCTGCCGCTACGTGCCCGCGGAAAGACGCACCATGTGGAGGCGTCGATGCGCTAGTGGTACGGCGACGACGCCTTGTGTGGCGAGGCCGAGAGGTCGAGCAGAACGTGCGAGATGCGGCGGCTGACGGGCTGTTTGACGCCGCTGAACACGTGCTAGAGGAAGCGAACCGGACGATCCCGCATGAAGAGGGCGTGATGATGCGGTCGGGGCAGACGGACGTTGACCGCACGGCGTTAGAGGCCACGGTCAGTTACGACACCCCATACGCTCGTTACCAGCATGAGGAATTGCACCTACGGCACGACCCTGGCAGGCGGGCCAAATGGCTCGAACTGACGATGGATGAGCGCGAGAGAGCCGTGCAGGAGTACGTTGCCGACAAGATTCGGCAGGCGTTAAGGGGGTGATGGGTTGGCGATTATCGGCCTTGTGCAATACCTGGACGAGCAGGGCGTCGTGACGATGAGCGGTCCTGACCGGGACGTTGATTTCGGCGCTATGCCAGACGGCGCGGGCGTACCGGACGAGATGATCGTGTTTACACCCTACGGCGGGCCAATGAGCGACCCCAAGCTCGGCTACGACACGCCGACATTCCAGGTCCGGGCGCGCGGGCCATCTACAGGCGACGCCATCACTCCACGTAGCAGGTGCAAGGCCATCTACAACGCCCTGCATGGGCTGACAAACGTGGAGCTGCCCGACGGCACGTGGGTGGTTAGTGTGTTTGGCCTGCAGTCCGAACCTGCGTGGCTAGAACGGGACGCGAATCAGCGCGTCCACTACGTCCAGAATTACCAGATGGAGATACGATCCATCACCGAGCACCGAGAATGAGGAGTGATTTTCAATGGCGTGCAAAAAAGTTCTCGCTAGCGGTTGGAAATTCGAGGTCGAGACGGAAACCGAGGATACGTTCGTCGAGATCAAGGGCATCAACAATTTTACACCCAACCCGACAGTGACCAACGCCGAGGGCACTGACTTTAACTCAAACGGGAGTGAGGAGCAAACGCCCGCACTTCGCGGCTTGACCGTCAACCTCACAGGATTTTACCTGGAGAACAAGGCGACGGGCGTCCGCGATCCCGGTCAAGAGCGCGTCGAAGAGCTTTCGTCGCAGGTTGGTTGCGAGGCGCTTGCACGATTCCGCATGACCTCCCCAGGCGGCACGACTTACACGTTCAACGCGGGTTATAACGCCACGATTGGCGGCGGCGGTAACGCGGATAACAGTGCATGGTCCGTAGAGGTCACGCGTAGCGGCGCAACGACTGTAGAGCCGGCAAACAACGGATAACAGGAGGCTAATCATGGCAGGTAACAAGCGTTTCATCGACTTTGACGCATACTGGGCAGAGACAACCAAAGAAGAGGAAGCGCCACAGATCAGGGTGTTTGGCGAGGTGTATACGCTACCGGCATCGCCGCCTGCGATGGCTATTTTGCGGATGGTGCGTAACGAGTCCGACCCCGATGCCGTGGTGCCTGCACAGGACATCCTCACGTCGGCAGAGAGCTATTTTGGTGCCGATGCGCTCAACACGTGGCTGGAGCAGGGCTTGACCATCAAACAGTTGCGTGACCTAATCGAACAAGTCATCGGCATGTACACCGAAAGCCTCGAAGAGGACGCCGACGCATCGGGCGAGGGAAACCCCCAGGCCGCCAAAAAAGCGGCTGGCTAGAGATATTCGAGAATTGGCCGCTGATTGAGGCGAGTTTCCAGGCCGAATACAGCATGGACCTAACGCAAGCGCTACCGGCGATGAGCTGGCGGCGTTTTTTTGTTCTGCTGTCCGGCCTGCCGCCTCACTCGGCCTATGTACAGTCAATGGCGCACAAGCAGCGTGAGGCCGAGCAGGTCATCAGCGACCCCGATGAGGCCGAGCGTTACGTTGCGTCGATGATGGGCTAGGAGGCATCGTATGTCCCTGCGAGTGGGTGAACTGCATGCCCTGCTTAGGGTGGACGACAGACAATTTCACGACGGGTTGCGCAAGGGCGAACGGGGCCTCCGTAGCCTGGACCAGCAGATAGACCGCACGACGAGGCGGCTGGATGCGTTTGGCACCAGCCTCAATCGTATAGGCCGCAGAATGACGGTAGCACTCACTGCCCCGCTAGCGGCGGCGGCAGTGGCGTCCGTCAAGCTTGGCTCCGACATGGCGGCTACGCACGACCTGCTCAACGACACTTTCCGCGAGGGTTCGGAGGCGGCGCGTGAGTTCGCGCACGAGATGGCCGAGGCAATGGGCCGCTCAAAACTGCAAATGGAAGGGTTTATGGCTACGACGCAAGGCCTGTTTGCGCCCCTGATGGAAAACCGGGAGCTTGCAGGCGAGATGTCCAAGGTTATATCAACTCTAGCGGTTGACCTCGCATCGTTTTACAACGTGGCTGACGATGATGCACTACGAGCACTGCAAACGGGTCTGCTAGGCAACACGGAACCCATGCGGAAGTTCGGCGTCATCATCAACGAGGCGACGCTGGAGCAAGAGGCGATGCGCCTAGGCCTTGGCCGCACCACGGCAGAGATGAGCGAGCAGGAAAAGGTTCTGCTTCGCCTGTCGCTTGTTCTAGGACAGACGACCGACTCCCACGGCGACGCCATTAGGACGATAGGCGAGTTCGACAACCAGCTCAAAGCCCTGCAAGCGGACATCGTGAACCTGTCTACCGAAATCGGCGGTATGTTGCTCCCCACGGCACGCGGCCTCGTAGGTTGGGCTAGACAGCTAACCGAGGGCCTGCAGGACCTAAGCCCGGAAACAAAGGAAACCCTGATCGGTTTTGTGCAGATTGTGGCCGTGGCAGGACCGCTGACCCTCGCCATATCCTCCATTGTCCGCGGCATAGCATCCACGGGCAGGGCGTTGCGGTTACTGACCAACATGTTGCGCTCGAACCCGTACATGGCCCTTGGTCTTTTGGTGGGCGGGCTTGCACTCTCGTTCGACGAGGTGCAAGCCTCCATTGACTCACTCCTGCGGCGGCTCGGCATGGGTGATTTTGTTGACACCATCACCGGCATTGAGTCCGCATTTGGCGAGCTAATCGACACCGTTAAGGGTGCAGAGTTCGCCCCAGGCGAATTCGACATAGACGCCTACGTCGAGAGTTTGGAAAAACAGCGTGACGACATCGCCGAACGGTTGCGCCAGGGACTATCCGAGCCACTCACAGAGGGCCTGGAAGGCGCGCTTGGCGATGCCTTTGAGGACGCAGGACCAACGTTGTTGGACGAATTGCAGGAGATGTTCGACGGCCTGCCCGATGCGATCGACAGGGCGGTAAACGTCGAGGTCATCAAGCGAGAAATGCAGGAAACCCTCGGCAGAATCCTGCCAGAGTTTGACGAAGAGGAGTTTCGACGCCGCACGAAACTTGACATGCTTGGCGAGATGGTCGAACGGGCGGTAGCAGAAGGTATCGACGACACGCGCCTATTCGGGCAGATGATCGAGCAGTTCGTCGCTAGCGGTTGGGTTATGCCCTCTGTTAGCAGTATGGTCGATGAGGCGCTGGAGGGCGTCAACCTGGAGGCGCGGTTCCGCAACCTCATTGGCGACCCGTTGCCAGCCGTTGAGCGTTTTGAAATGGGCGTCCGCGACCTTGGCCGTGCCTTGCGGGAGGTTTTGGAGGACGGATACGACCCCGGCTCATCCGTGGTGCAACGCCTAATCGCAGAAATCAACGTGTTTGAAGGCGCCCTTCGCAGGGCGCGAGTGAATGAGCTGGTTGCCGACTTTCAGGAGGCGCTAGCTGGCCCTGATGCATCACAACGGCGAATGATGTTCTGGGTCGATGACCTGGAGCTTGCACAACGCTCCCTGACGGAGATTGAGCACCTAACGCAATCGTTTATAGCCGACATGGAGGCATCCGAAGCCCCTGCAGGCGAGATACGAGAGCACGTGGAGGACGCACGCAGGGCGTGGATGGACCTGAACCACGAGGTCTTGCACCTTAGCCTGCAACAAGCCCGCGATGAGTTCGAACGCACGATGGGCATAGGGCAGCGGTTCGCCGAGATGATGGCGCAGGCAACAGGCGAGGCATTCGACCCGCTCGACTTCCAGATCGACGCATTGCAGGCCAAACTCGAAGCCCAGATTGACGCGGCCAAAGAGTTCGCCGCCGCATTCGAAAATGCGGATGTGTCACAGCTTGACCTGTTGGCGGGATTCGTTGACCCTGGAACGTTGCGACAGCTTGAGGAGCTATTGCAACAACGATTCGACAGGGATTTTAGGCAGACGATAACCGACATCCTCGCTGACCTGGACCGCGACATTGCCAACATGGACCTACTCGCTGACCTCGCATTCCTGCGGCATGAAGAATTCGACCGCGCTGAGAACGAGCTGCGACGGTTGGAGCGTGCAATCATCGACGCGAACCTTGCACTCATCACGGCTGGCGATGTGAGCGACGATGTGTTAAGCGCCATGCAGAGCGAACTTGACGACCTCATTGCCAAATACGATGAGTTGTCATCCAGCATCGACCGGACAGCGGACCGTGTTGGCGACATCCTGGGCGAGCTAGAACGTGACCTCACGGTACGCATGGGCGTCGAGCATCTCATAGCAAGTGCAACGGGGGCCGAGTTTGACCCCGTGGAGTATGAGCGTCGGGCCATCGAGCGGTCAATCAACCGTATTGTGGATGAGATGATGCGGGCCGGCGACAGCTTTGGCGATATACGTGACGAGATTGAGCCCCTCATTGATCGGTTGCGCTCCCTGGGCACCGAATCGGGCCTGTGGGAACGCCAGCTTGAATCAGCCATTGACCAGGCCGATGATTTTGCACAATGGCTCATGACCTCACTTGACCCGATGCGGCTAATGTTCGAGATCATGCAACGGGCGATACCGATTGCCGAGGTCGTGACAGCGGCGCTTGAGGTGCTGGAACCTGTAACCAGCGCACTCGCAGGCCCATTGCGAGCGTTCGGCATTGCACTCGGGACCATTGTTGAGCCGCTATTGGTGGCGCTGGAACCGGCATTACGACTCCTCGCAGAAATATCACTCA